CTTTGTACACTCTGTACTTACATTTGAACGCTTGGTTGTAAGCTGTATCAATAACTGAAGTGTAACCAGAATAACCATCTAAAGAGTTTGCTCCAACTTCACAAGGAACTTGAAGATCTGCCTCTAAATAGATAACTCCGTTAGCATCACAAACGTTATTGTAAGAACCACCATTTCCTGTTGAAGGGAATGTAGTTTGTGATTGACCACCGTATTGAACGATACCCTTACCATAAACCTGAGTTACAACTCTGAATAATACAGGTGAAGAAACACCTGAGAATCCATTACCTGTATTAGGGTTAGTGATTTTTAACACTTGTAATGAAGCTAAGAAAGCTTCTGTATCTTGTTCGTTACCATCTGGTCCGATTAATTGACCTTGACCTGCTGATTGGAAACCAGATAAAGCCATGATAACTTTTCTGTAAGTACCTGCACCATATCCTGATTGGATTAATGCGTTACCTGCTGAATCCCAAACTTGAGTTGAAGCTGTGAAAGTCTCTGCAGAGAAAGTACCTTTAGAGTAATCGAAAAGACCTGGAGGATCCAAATCTGGTTCGTTACCTTCGTAGAAAAGGTCATATAAATCTTTATCGTTTTGGTTATACCCAGCTTGTTGAGATGCAGGACCGTTTGGTGAACCAAAAGGTGCGTAGTGATCTCCACCATCTTGAGGTAATAACTCGTTAGGTGATTGATATCTTTGGATATGAGGTACAAAGTAGAATAATTTACCGATTGGTAAGTTCATTGCTTGTACTGATACGATATCGTTAGCTAATAATTTAGAGAAAACTCTTCTAACGATTGGGAAAACTACAGTTTCGAAAGAACCTGATGAGTCTGTTGTTGCAGCCTCATTGATCAAATATGATGCTTGGTTCTCAAATAACTGAGCTACGTTTTCCTTTTGGTGACCTTTAAGACCTTCTAAAAAGCCTAATTTGTCCCATTTGTTGATTGTGTCTTCTTTGATAACTTTAAGGTGCTTAAGACCGATGTTACCAACAAGACCTGATTCTAATAATGCTCCCATTTTAGTATGTTTTGTTTTTTTTTATTTTTATTTATCCTATTTTACTCATAAGATCCTTAATTCTTAAGAATTGAGGTGCCTCATAAGTTTTATTCTCCATTAGAGTAGCTGATGATCCTGTAGTAACTACTTTGTCAATCTTACCAACAGATTCGTTGATAGATTTAGTTGGTGTCTCATGACCTAACTCATCTTTTAGAGTTTTGTATAGATTTTTTGATTCTTTTAAACTTTCAACTCCGTCGAATCTTCTTAAGATATTAATCTTTTCTTTCTTAGTTGTTGAATGTTCTGTAAATAATCTTGTAGCGTATGCCAAGTTCGAATTGAAGATTGCAACTTCATTAAGTTTAGATCTAAAAATGTTAAGTGCTTTTCTGTACTCTTCATTCTTCTCTCTTAATTGTTTTACTTCTTCTTCAACAGATTCTGTATGAACACCACCTTTACCATAAACATAGTTTCTGTTATTAGTGATACCCTTTCTTAAACCTCTTGATCCGTCTTTAGAGCCGAAACCATATGTACGTGCAGCTTCTTTAGTTTCTTCCTTTTCGAATTTAGCGTCATCTCTACGTGACTTTGTAGAATCAAGTTTCTTAGAAGCAATTTTACCATGCTTCATAGATAACTTCTCATCTTCTTTGTCCTTGTATCCTTGACCTTCTTTAGTTTCCACTTTTTTAGCTTTACCTTCCATGTTTTCACCTTTTTTGTATTCAAACTTAGGTTTACCCATACCAACGCCTTTTGTTCCTTGCTTCATTTTCTTTGGTGATTTATATTCTGTTTCACCGTCATATTTGAAGTCAGGCTTTCCCATGCCAATACCCTTAGGTTTCATTGCCATTTTAGCCTCTTTTACTCCGACTTTTTTATGGTCGTAAGATTCTTCCATTTCATCTTCCTCATACATTTCTGATTCCATCTCAATGTCTAATTCAGGATCCATAGATTGCTCGCTCATTTCTGAGTCAACGTCGATTGACATTCCACCCATTGGGTCGATATCATCGTCTTCAGCCATTTCGTCGTCCATCTCTATCTCATAAACAATTTCGTCCATTTCTTCGTCGTCCATGTCTTCATCATCCATGTCATCCATGTCATCCATGTCTTCTTCAAGGTGAGAATCTCCGTCGAATAGTTTGTTAACAATCATGTCTATATCTGATTCAGAACCCATGTCAGAATCCATGTCAGAATCCATGTCTAATTCCATGTCTTCTTCATCAAGCTCGTCATCCATAGACTCTTCCATTTCTTCAGATTCGCCTAATTTAACTAAGTATTCAGCATCTTGATTGTTATCAGTGATGTGAATATCTTCACCGTCTTTTTTAACAATGATACCATCTTCTTCGCCCATAGCCTTAAAAATTTTAAGGATTTCGTCGTCAGATGCTCCTGTTAAATCGATTGGTTCTTCAGAATCAAAGTCGTCAGATGCATCAAGATCCATTTCGATCTCGTCTTCATCTTCATTATCAACATCCATATCCATGTCTTCTTCATCAGAATCCATGTCCATTTCAGCATCTAAGTCTAACTCAACCTCATCTTCTTCTTGTTCAGATAGAGATTCCTTTACTAATTGACTGATTTCTTCCTTCATAGTAGAAGCAAGTATTCCTTTTGCATTTTGGGCAATAGCTTCTTCAACATTTTTCATTTGAATAAGTGCCTCTTCAACAATTGATTTATTTTCTTGCATAGAAAAATTTGTATTTTATCCTAATAAATAGTATCTAAATGGAAAAAAATTAAATATGTAATGTATTGATAGATTTTTGAAACGAGGATATAACCGAAGAAGGATGATTATTCAATATCCAAGTTAAAACATTACTTGATGATGAGTCAAATATCATATAATTAGTTGTTGTAGAATCATCCACTAAAGTTACCGTATAACAAATACCATTGGTATCATTAACAACTAAAGTTTGTAGTACCTCAGTGATGAAATAACGAGGTTCTGATAAAGTTTCAGCTAAATTGATTGCATCTTGAAATGTTGATGATTGTAACACTTTTCCCGCCCCTGAGTATGATAAAAGTAAATTCATATTATTATTTACTCTATAAATATATCCAAGCAAAAAAAAAGTGGTCTGAGACCACTTTATTCTTTTTAATCAATTACTTCATCAATTTTACTTTCAGATACTGAAGTTATTCTCCATTCATGTGAGAACCCTTCATACTTCTTAGTTACTTTTGCCTCCACATCGGTAACTGAAAAACCTTTAACAAGTTTTTCTTCTCTAATCTTTTTAATTTTACCAGAATTTTCATCAGGTAAATCATAAGTAATTTTTGCTACAAAATATTTTTCGTCCATAATGTTTTATTTGCTCAAATAATCGGATAATTTTTTCATTAAATCAATAGACTTACCTGTATCTCCTTGAACAGAACCTGACATTATTTTTTCTTCATCTAAATTTTCTTCGTATTTCAATCTGTCTTCAGGATTAGGGAACAGATATGCCCCTGGTGTTGAAGGGGACGATACTAAATCAAAACAAATTAATTCGAAATCATCCTGTACTTCGTTTCTTTCTCCCACCTTTTTCAATGATCCCACTCCTCTTGATGATACTCCCATAGTAACTCCTTGTCTCATCAAGTTAGCCGCGATATCTCCTTTAGTTGATACGATACCACTCTCATGGAATCCTGGCGATGTCAATAATTTTAACTTACCCATTAAGATATTTCCTTCCCACCAAATATCAGTAATAATGTGAGCGACTCTATCAAGGTCAATCAAAGAAGATTCTGGGTGATTCAACTCTGAAGTTGACAAACCTTTGGATATAGTTTTTTTATATCTATCCGCTTCTCTTTTCAATATTCTTTCAGGATAAAATCTTCCGTTCCTGTTAGGTGTGTTATACTTCTGTAAAACAGCGTAGAACTCAAAAGGTTTCTTATGGTCTAACATGTTACTCTCTTTTAACACAGATTCATTAAGAACATCGGTAGGAGAAACATATCCCGCGTCCATTTCGATCAAAATTCCTTTTCCTGATTCATTAGGACCAAGTATACGTAATTCTTTCATTTAAACTTTTTCTATAAATATACTTGCGGCTCTGATTTGTTAATATTTCCGTTTTTTGTTAATGTAAAATCAAAATAAGAATTATTACTAAAGTTTTCATTGTTGATTTTTTGTACAATTTTTTTGATAGAGTCTTTAACTTGTGTAGACTTGAAATCTAATTCGGATATTGTGAAAAGATTAATTTCTAAATTAAGAAATGATTTTTTACCATAAACGATTCCACTTGTTCTAAGATCAAGATCTACTATTGTTTTTTCTTCATATAGGTTTCTATCAAGATTATTGTATACTGAATGTTTTATTTCTCTACTAAGATTACAAACAATTCGATTCCAATTGTCTGATGATATTTTGGGATTGACCCATGATTGTATGTTTATGTAAATTGATTTTAGGGTTTTGGAATCCACAGTTCCAAAATTAACTTTTAAGGATTCGAAATTATTTATTCTCGACGTTTTTCCTTTCTTCATTATGTTTCATGTTATAAAAGTTTATTTGTTTGTATAAACATAAAAAATTTTATACCATTAGTCAAAAAATGACGAATCTAAAATATATTTAATATTATGATTATTGTAGAAATTGGAAAAAATGAAAATATAGAAAGAGCATTAAAAACTCTTAAGTCTAAAGTTATTAAAACGAAACAACAAAAAATACTTTTTGAAAGAAAAGAATTTGTAAAGCCGTCAGTTAAAAAGAGAACACAAAAATTAAAGGCAATCTATTCTGAAAGAATGAGACAAGGTTAGATTGATTTTTCTAACGAACTAATTCTAACATAGTTCATTTGATTGAATTCTTCTCCTTTAATTTTATCGATAGTTTCAGAAATTTTAGTTTTCAACTCGAATTCACTTTCACCCTCTAAAATGGTTTGTAACTTTGTAATTGCACTTTCCTTTATAGTTGTGAATTCTGTTTCTAAATCTTTCGGGTTACCTTTAACAACTTTTAGAAAATCTTTTTTAGTATTCTCGTCCATTGTATCAATATAACTTTTCAAAGTTTGATTAGCAACACTAACCATAGACTTCAAAGGGATATTAATTGATTCGTTAACCTTATTAGGTGATTTCTTTAATGTATCTATAAGATTTTTCTTAGATTGAATTCTCTCAGAAATATTCAACGTTTTAGTATAAACAATATTATCTAAATCAGAATATTTGTTATTGATAGTCTTTGAACTAAATTTAGGTAATTTTGAAGAACCTAATATTGTTTGAATTAATTTAATCCCTTCCTCCAAATATTCTTTGGCGTCAGATTCGGACATACCCTTTTCTGATGTTAAATCATCATATAAAGAATATAGTTTTGAGATTGATTTATTGGTCAGCACGTTTTGATGAAATTCATTCATCACTTTCTTGAAATTTTTTTGGTCTTTGTACGACTCAATCAAACTCTCTTCTATTATGGATTTTACTTCTCCGAATGTCATTGGGACTTATTTTTTTAATAAATATTAGGAATTTAATAAGTTATCCAATTCTTTTTCCATTTCTCCTAAAAATTGTTGTCCTTGACTCAAATCCAAAATATCTCGACCTTTAATCATGTCACTATCTAACAAAATATTCATGTTAGCGAAACGGGACTCTGGTACTGTTTCTGCCGGTGTTTCTCCTGCAGGTGCCTCTTCAGGACTAGGAGTTGGTTCTTCACCTCCTGCTGGTGGTGTTGGGAATCCTCCACCTAACGGTTCTGTTACTTCACCCTCAGGAGTTGCTCCCGTTGCCGTGGATCCTGTAACCGTTCCATATAACTTATCTATATTATCGAATATTCCTGTCTTTTGAATAACAGCAGGTGTGTTTTTAAGTTCTTCACCAACAGCCTTTTCAATTCTCTGTTGTTGTAAATCAATTTTAATTTCTTCGTCGGAGAATCCAAGAATATGTTTTTTAGCCCAAGTAGAAGATACAGGTTGTATACCATTTCCAGGGTCTGAAACTGCATCTTTGTATAGTAATACTTTTTCTTTCCAAACGTCAATTTTTAATAGATCAGCTTGAGTAGACGGATTTGTTAATCCAAGTGTAAAGTTTTCAATTTCTTCTTCAAACCCTAATAAAAATAAGTGGATGATAGCAACTTTATTAAGTTCTGCTAGCATACTCTTTTGAATTCTATTAATAGTTCTGGCAAATCGAATATCTTGTAATGCTAAATTTTTTCCATCACCAACAACCTCCTCAAAACCTAAGAAAGCTTTAGGTACACGAAGTGCTGTTAAAAGTTTCTTTTGAATATATTCGATGTCCGCAATTTCCGCTAAGTTTTGTGCGCCAGCTAATGTTTCGATAGGACTCGGTGCTGCCGGATCTCTAACAGGTACGAAAAAATCTTGGTCAACTGCCATCTGATTAAATCTCATATCAACGTTACCTGTTTTTTGATCAACAACTTGATCTCTTTTGAATTTGTTTGCAACACGTTGTACATATGCCTCAACATCTGCATCTTCCATATTACCAACAAACACTTTGAAAATTCTTCTTTCAGGTGCTCTTGATGTTCTATAGATTAACATTGCATCTTCAGATAACAATAATTGTTTCCATATTCTTCTTGCTTTTTCTAGCATAGATGTTCCATATGGAAGTTTTCTGTCATCACCTAATAATCTAAAGTGAGCAATTTCCCATGATTGGAATTCCATATTTTTATTCTTCCAAGTAAAATGAAGTGCTTTGTGTTCTGTAGGATTTTCGATAGATTGTGCCCTTCTTTCGTGCATACCTGCTTCGACTCTTTCAATTTCAATATTCGGTAATTGTTGTACACCAACAACACCTTTTTCAGGGTCTAATTTAAGATACACAAAATTATCACCATACTTACATGCGTTTCTTGTCCACATTGCTAAGTTAGTGTTGACATCCATTGTATTGTTAAATAAATCGGCTAATACACCTTTGATTCTTTTTGATTCAGAATAAATTTGTAATATAAATCCATCTTCGTTTGTTGTTGTAGATTCCTCAGCATAGATATCTAATGCTGCAGAAATTTCAGGAGTATACTCCATCGACTCATAATCATAAACTGAGGCAAGTCTTGTTGGTTCATAATAAACCGCTTGAGAATACATGTTATTCTCAACTTTCGCCCATTGGTTGGACAGATAAAAGGTTTGCTGTGCCTGAAGTTTTTCACGCTCATATTGTTCTTTATCTTGGGTTCTTAGTAACTCTTTTTTATCGAACTTGAGCGTAGGATAATCTTGATTCAAAAGAGAGTTAGGACCAAAAGCTTGGGATAATCTTTGCCAGACCGTTAGGTTCTTTTCATTCATGTTATAATTCTATTTGTTTCGTGGAAATATTAAATAGATTATTTCCCGAATAACCATAAATACTTTTGATAATCGCTTTTTGTTGCTTCTGATGGATACCTTCCACTGTTTGTTCCACCTGCAGGTATCATAGGATTGAAAAAGTCGGACCTATTTCTATTTTCGTTAACACTTGTATGCCAAGCATCAATCATAACCTTAGTCTGACTCACAACTTTCGATAAACTTTGGAATGAAGTATCTCCGACGTAAATCGCCATTGATATTGCCATAATCAAATCATCATGATGACCTTTTTGGTGATCAGGTCTTCCATGAACATATATGAATTTTCCCATTTCATTCAATAACCTTGATGATCTGATTTTGAAATCATGTCTCAGTGCCTCTTCGAATGCTGCAATAATTTGTACACGTTTGTTATTGAAATTAATTCCAGGAATTTTTTCGTCTCTTTTGGGATCCCACTTATATTTGTTTTTATCTGTAACACCCTCAACGTATAAATTCTTATACCCCAACTCTTGTAGTTTTCTTGCTGTTGCAACACCCATACCCCCTGTTAAATCCGTCACTGCAAAGGCATTATACATATTACCCCATTTAAATGCAATTTCCGCCAATGTATCTGGTGGTAATTTTCCGACGTATTCGAATACTTGTTCTCTATCATCGAAGTCTATTATCACAATACATGAGAAGTCCTCTGAATCACCTCTGGATACGTCAATACCCATAATATACTTGTGTGTTAATACAGGTTCTTTCCATATCCACAAATTACCCGCCATCATCTTTCCATCTGGTTCTTTGATGTCGTTTTCTTTGATTCTCATTAATTGGTTGGCATCAAACACATTATCACCCGATCCCAAGAAGTTACACTCTAATTCCTGTGCAACTTTTCTCTTGTCATACTTAAGTTTTTTAACCATTCCCTCGAACCATGTCGAGTATGGTTTATACCCTTTAGACAAATATTCATTTACAATCGTGTAATCTCTTTCATATGAATTTTCGACTGTGAGGTCAACTATCTCTGTATTAGGATAATTTTCTCGATTCAAAAGATACTCAACAAGATCTTCAGTTTTAACCATCTGTAAATCTTTATTGTATCTTGGATCTTTGAACCAAAACATCTCAGTGATGTTAAATGTATTCATCTTTCTGAGAGCCTGATCGTAGATTTCATAATAAATTGGATCATATCCATTTGGGGTAGAAATTACAATAACCTTACCACCCGTAGATAGTGAGGCCATACAAGCAGCCCAAAAGTCATCATCGGCTTCAATGTAAGCAGCTTCATCGAAAATTAGTATTGTAGGTGTATATCCACGTAAGGCATCCTTCGAAGTTGCAACGGCTTTAACTTCACATCCATTTATAAGTTTGAAATGTCGAGCGGCGTTTTTGTCAGGAGAAAATCCAGCACCAACCCATTGAGGCCATTGTTCGGTAAATGACCTAACTTTATTGGCAAACTCAACCGCAGTGTCAAGTTTGTTGGCAATGATAAGAACCTTTTCGGGGTTATTCTTTTTTGCGAATACAAGTCTTTTCGATGCCCAAGCAGCAGTCACAGTCGATACCCCTGCCTGTCTATATTTCAGGGCAATATTTTCGTTGTGGTTGTCGTAATCTTCAACCAATGTAACTTGGTCAGGAAACAAATCCAAAGGAACATACTTCTTCACCGTATTGTCAAACGTTTGAAGATATGTTCTCATGGCGTACGGAGTGTTTTTCATACACTTCGTAGCTTCAATAATTAATTGTTCTTTTGTCACAGAAACTTATTTAGGTCTCGATATACCCAAACTTCCTAAGAAGTCATCAAGCCCTTCATCGTCGTCTTCATCAGTTGGTTCAATGTCGTTTTCCTCTTGATAATCTTCGAACTCGCTTTTCATCTGCATAGCTTCCTTCATGATTTCTTCGAATCTTTCAGTTGCTTTTTTGTTTTTAGATTTTTCATCAGAAATTGCATTACCGATAATTTCTAAGAATTCAGTTGCATCAATTTGGTATAACAAGATATGGAACCAGTTTATTAGACCCCTGTTATCATCATCAAACATTTGGTCAGGTAAAGAAAATCTAATTTTTTCGACAATCTCAGGTCCAATTCTAAGTTGCATTGGTTCGTTAGCCAACGTATCAACTTGACCTTGTACTTTTTGACGCATTCCAGGTTCCTTGGGTAATCCGTGTCTTGCCTTTGATTCTTCAATACCTTTTATAATTTCATGACATAAGATTGGGAAAATCATCCCATCGGCTTTAATCACAGTATCAATTTCTCCACCATCTTCTTCTCCTTCATCACCTTCTTCTCCTTCATCACCATCAGGATCTAATTCTACTTTACCAGCAACTCCTTGACCAGTCTGACTCATCATTTCAATCATTTGTTCTTGAGTAAAATACATGTAGTCATTAACCGCCATTATCGCTAAATAAAGAGGGAATAATTGTGGATCGATTCTATCTAACACTCTTTTTACACTTGGCTTTTGAAAAATATAATGTCCTTTTTTCGCAGCTCCTTGGATAATCGCGTTGATAATATTTCTTTTGTGTTTCTCTAATTCTAATTCTTCTTCATCAGTTAAATCTTCGATATCGAAAGAAGGCATTTGTAATTTTTCTTCTTCATCGTCCTCTTCTTCCTCATCTTCAGGTTCTTCAGGTTGATATCTGAAATTAGATGTATCAATTGGAGTTCCTAAATTAGCATCGATCTCAACCCAACCTTCAGGAACTTCAGTTTCATCCAAAGATGCTTGGATTGCCAATCGTTCAAGTTCTTCTTTATGTCTTGATTCCACTTGCATAATGTAAGGGAGTCTTGACATCATTTGCATGTAAAGATTTTGGACTGTACGAGGACTTAAATCAGGTATGTTTGCTGATTGTTTTAACTTGTCCGCAACCTTTTTAAATCTTGCACTAACCAATCTTTCTACATCGGCAGATCCTTTCTTCATGGCAGGATTTTTACCATATAAACTTTCAGGATCACTTAATTTTCTTTCCAAATTAGGATCCATTCTCTCAGGTCTATTTCCGTAGTCTATCTGCTCTCTAACTTTTTTTGCCATGATTACTTATTTAAAATTTGAACTATTAAATCTAAAACCTCGTTTTTTGCATCTTCATGTGATTTCTTAGAAGCCTTTGGTGCTGGTTTTTCACCTGGGTTTGGGTTTCTAAGTGGATGTCCTGGTTTCTGTGGTCTTGTTGCTGGTTTCCCTGGTTTTGTTCCTGGATTTGTCTTAGGTTTACTTGGAGCAACCGCAGGTCCATCTTCATTTACATATCTTAATAAATCACCCTTTGTCATCTTAGCAGGTATGTGTTTTGATACTAATTCCATAATTTTGTTTTCTATAAACAAAGATACGGGATTTTTTCCTTCCTTTAATTGTTTTTTTACTGCTTTAACACATCTCTGCCATTTTCTTGACTTTTTTGGTCCTACTTGAGAATGACAAATAGCATATGCGTTATCATTAGTTTCTGACTCGTTGAACTCACCTGTACCATCTCCGTAATTATCAAAACCGTCATTACTTGATGGACCAACTTGTTTAGGGTTTTGGCTTCTTGCTCCCTTTTCGAAATCCATAGAATCTTCTTGATCCTCTTTCATCTCCTTCTCATACACCTCAAAAGGCTTTTTCTCGGTTTTCAATTTGTTAATTGTACTCACATCATTTTTCGAAACCATAGTAACTTCAGATACTATTTTAGAATGTAAGTCATTAATCTGAGACTCAGTCAATTTGTAAACTGTTCCCGATGATAATCCTTTCTCAATTAACTCGAGTGCTTTTTTATTAATTTTCATATAATTCTTTTTTATCTATAGAGAGTATTAAATCTCTTGAATATAAAATATCATTTATTTCTTCTTCCGTTTGTCCGAATCTAAAAACCATTCTTTCGGATTCTGTATCATCCTTTTCCCAAGCCAGAGCAACAACTCCATCCACGGCATCGATCATACTAAAATAATCAGAGTTCTGAATTAACTCCAATTTTACATCGGTGTTTTTCAGAACTCCTACTTTCTTTACATACTTTAATTCGGGTGGTTGTGGGTAACCGTTTGAGGGTTTACTATCCCAATTTTCTCCCCAAACATCTTTTTTCTCTGAAAATATAAATTCATATAAATTATCACCTTTGTAATTAGGTCCTAAACCGTTTACGTAGATTAGATAACTCATACTAATAATCCTTCAGGTGAAATTTTTGTTTGTTTAGTTCCATGTTCGAAAACTAAATTTTTCTTATTAGTTTTTCCAACAAGTTGAAACCCGATATTTTCTTCTAAAAACTTCTCAGACGCTAATTCTTGTTCGAAAGTTTCAGATAATTTTTTAACTGATTCCATCATCTTAACAACATTATGTTTTGTTTGAAGTTTTTTATTCATTCTTTTTTGTTCGTTTAGTTTCTTTTCAGTTGCACCTACTTCAAAATATTTTGATAAAACTTTATCAACTTTTGATTCTGAAAATAAATGATCTAATATACTTTTTTCAGCTGGTGTTACTTCTTCCTCTTCCTCAATTTCTCCTTCGTTACTTGAAAACATATTAGAAACCTTGTCCATTGCTTTATCCGCAACGTATCCTACAGCCATTCTTTCAAGAGCTGGTGCTATAGCCGCTTGCCATTGTTCATCTGCTTCAACTTTACCAAATCCTGCTCCAGCATCTACCATATCAGCATCGTTTTCAATATCCATATCAGCCTGAATGTCTTCAACCTCACTATCATCAGTAAGATCTTCACCACCCATATCATCACCACCCATATCAGCCATATCACCTTCTTCATCAGATTCAAACTTACCTAAAATTTCATCCTTATCTTCAAAAGATAATGAATTTAAATCCACCGAAGATAAAACCATATTAATAACATACTTTATATCTTCAGAAGACATATCATTTTCTGATGCGAACTGTCTAACTTTTTGAGTTAATTTACCAGTAAGTTTTTGAATTGTTTTGAAAGTTACTTGTTCTTGGTCTGCTGGTTCTGATTGAATATCCATTTCAGCATCCATCTGATCGTCACCCATCTCTAAATCCATATCCAATTCAGGATCTACTTCTCCTTCAGCAGATGTTGCGTCAGGTGTAGGTAATTCTGGTTCAGGAAGTGGTGGTGCCACAGGTGCTGGAGGTGCTTGTTCTACAGGAGCATCAATCGCAGGTTTAGGAGTTTTTAAAACAAACTTTTTTTGTTCTCCAAATAAAGAAAGTTCCTCATCGTTACCAACAAGAGAATTATTTTCCTTAATCATTAGATTAAGTTTTCTTAATGCTTGAGAATAACCTGAAAAATATTTTCTATTTTTCATTGGCTCAATATAATCTGATTGGCCTTCTGCCACAAATTGCTTGATGATATATCCTTGTCTTTCTTTAACGATACCATATTGATTACCGTCGGCAAAAGTGATGTTGTATTCTGTTGTAGAGTTTTCATTAATAGGTTGAGAAACCGCATCTTTATATTTTGCAATTTCCATAATTCTTTTAATCTTGTCTACTCCATCTAATCTTTCACTTCCTAATGGTCTAATGTCTGCCATGTTATTATTATTTAATTTTTTTAGTTATTTAATCCGTTGAATCCCCCTAAAGCAACAG